CCATCTTGATTGTCAGCAGGAGCTTCGAAAGTTTCTGCGTAACGGATGTACTGACGGCCGTATACGGGACCTGCGTTTGTAGCCATGTTAATGTCTCTTTAATAATGGGACTTCAATGTTTTTTGTTTGCTCTGGGGCTTGTTTTTAACCCAGTTAAACTGAATGGTTTTACCCTTATCGGTATTCAATGCTACAGCGACAAAAATCATAGCACTGACATTCTTTACCTGGCATGGGAAGGGTGCCCAGAGGTTGCCAACCAAGTCGGCCAAACATTAAACAATCAGGACAAGTTTTTGAGTCGAGTTTCGGAACTCTTTGCATTTCTCTGTATCCCTGATCTTGTCGAACGTAGTATTGACCGAGGTTGAAGAAAGAGTAGGTTGGATTTGCTAAATAGCGAACAACGCGAATTAGCAACCCAGGCCAACTCTTAACCTCGCCGAAATCTTGTGTTTTGTCGCCCAACAGTATGCCCCCGTTGTCGATTGCGTCTTTTGTTTCAACCAAAAATTCATGCAAGGGGGGCAGCATCTCGCCAACGATTGTGGCCCAGGCTCGCTCCATTTTGCCGCGAGGGTTGATATCTTCGGCGCCAAGATTGACAGCGGCAAGCGCAGAGATGAGAGTTTTATCGAGTAGAGATCTTTCGTACTCATCCCATCTCATTTGCTTATCTCGAAGACCTTTCACCAAAACTTTTGACTCTTCGGCCATTCGCTCTTCAAGCTCGGCTTGAGAGTTCACTTTCTTTCGTAGAGCCTCGGCTTGGGTGAAATAATCTCCCCTCCGTTTCGTGGCCATGCCAATTAAAGAGAGGAGATCCATTTCAAACCTCAGTTGTACATCGTGCGCTTGATCGCTTCCACGTAGTCGATTCCTTCGGACTCAACCAGCTTTAGAGCTTTAGCGTGAGGGTCTAGATCTTCCTCAGCGAACTGAAAAGTTCCACCGGCGAATTCGCCATAGGAAACCATCGGGGGAAGTTTGCTGAGCAAACCAAGAAGTTTGGTAGCAGCAGTTTCACCTTCGGAGAATTGCAGAGTACCGAAGTCAAGATTTTCGCAGTAATCTTGCAGCTCGTGCTGAGGCATGATGCCGTCAGTCAGACGACCATCTTCGTAAAGGGCTTCTACGAACGAGGCGATCTTCTCCTTGCGAGCACACATCTTCTCTTCAGCATAACGACGCTGTAGTTCAGAATGCTCTTTCTTCAGACGGTCCAGCTCTTCAAAGATTGCGGCAGGGAAACCATCTGGCTTGGCTTGGGCCATGGAACCCATGCCGTGATCAGCGGAAAGTTCGTTGTAATCTTCCTCGTCGGCTTCGTCATCGCCATCTTCATCGTAAGTCGAACCGAAACCGGTCTTGGTGTAAGGGTTCTTCTTCTCGCCGTGCTCTTCAGCGAAAACACCACCAGAACGCTTTGATTTCTGGTTAGGGCCACCTTCAAACTCGCCGCTAAGGTTATCCTCTGCGAAGGCGCCGTCGGGGCCAACTGTTTGGGCAGCCTCGTCGATTTCGTCCATCGCACCGGGAGTAAGTTGCTTCTTGGAAGCTTTCTTCTCACCCTTGTAACCCTCGGCGAACACGCCATCGGGGCCAGTTACTTCAGCAACGCCGCCTTCGAACTGACCAGGATCAAGCTGACCTTTCTTGAGTTTGGCTTTTCCTTGAGTTAGATCGTCAACTTCACCCATGGCAGTTACGCCCAGCTCGGAAGTTACCTCGTCGGCTTCAGGCTCGGCATGATCAATCTTACCACCCTTGGTGGATTGACGACCGTCGCTGCTCTTTTGACGCATCACGCGCATACTGCCATCAGACATTACGTTGATGGTGCTAACTGCGAACACTTCATTGTCAGGCGATTCTTCGGTTTCCGTGGGAATCTTGGTGTCAGCACTTTCACGACCAGCAGGATTAGATCCGGAGGCAGTCTTAGGCTGATTGGGTTCAGGGTAGCTGTCAGCATCTGTGTCGTATTGGTCACCATTCATGGTGCGACCTTCGGCGTCAGCTTGGCCCGCCCAGCGAGATTCGCCAGTGGCATTGTCAGAACCGTCTTTTGCAGTTTTCTTGCGATCGGAATCTTGCTCAGAATTCTTGGCAACGCTAACGCGATCGGCTTCTTGTTCACCGCTTTTGGCAGTGTTCATACGATCGTCGCCAACTGCGCCTTTGCCTTCTTTGCCGGTCTTCATGCGATCAGCATAACCGTTGTCGGATGAGCGAGCGGTGTCATAACGACCAGTCTCGTCATAATCCATTTCGTCGCCTTCTTCCATCTCGACTTTTTCGCCAGGGTGGGCCTTGGCTTTAGCCTTCATCTCAGCAGCCTTCGCTTTCAGGGCAGGGGGAAGCTCCCTGTGCTGCTCATCGAGATCAGTTTCTTCCATCTCAACTTTTTCGCCAGGGTGGGCCTTGGCTTTAGCCTTCATTTCGTCGGCTTTCTTTCTGAGTGCCGGGGGCAGCTCTTTGTGTTGCTCGTCGTAGACATTTTCTACAACCTGCATTACTTGGCCGTGGGCACCTTTGGCGTGCTTACGGCTGATTCTTCCGTTTTCCATAAATTGTTCCTCTGGGAATTGGTCTTCAAGTTCAGCCGTTTGCTGAGTGATTTCGTTGGTTTTGATGCTTTGTTTGGATTGTTTAGAACCCTCCGCAAACTGTTGGTTCTCGTTGGGGCTAGCGGTTTCAGCCGGAGATTTTGCACCAGCTGCCTGATCAACATCCGTTTCTGTCTGCTCGTCGGTTGATTCCTGAAGATCTTTAACAGCGGATGAAACATCCTGTCGAACTTCCTCAAGTTTCTTGCGAAGAACCTCTAACGGACTTTTCTCAATGATCATGGTAGGACCAAGTTCATCGTCGAAAATTTGGTCAGGAGTGAGGGCAACAGCAAAGTCAAAACAGCCCTCTTTCTCAACGAATGAGAAAGGCTCAAGACCTTTCACCGCCGGAGGAGAGGCCCCCAGCAATGCTAAATGTCTGGCACTCCATTGCCCCCCGTGCGGATTGATTTGACTATCCGGGGAGTAGAAAGAGATGGATACTTTTCGGTAGTGACCGTCCTTGACCAGATCTTTCGCTGTGTCTGTAAAAGAGACGTCAGCGTAAAGGTTTGGCCCTTCTCGCGAGAATCCTTGGATCCACCCAAAAGAAGGCAAACTGTCGTTGTCACCTTGATGACCGAGAACTACGGGAGCTTCGTGAATCGAAGTGTTGTAGGTATCAACAACTTGCTGAAGGTCTTCAGGAGAGAATGTCCGTTTAATTCCTTGAGCAGAGGTCTGATCACCCGCACGAAATACGTGAATTCTTTTAGTAAACACAGTCTATAAGGGGATCTGATAACATTTTTTACCCTTCTTGCTCAGCAATCTGGGCTTCCTGTTGATCTGCCGGTTCTTCTGTCGGAAGGGCATTTTCTTCAGAAGGTGTTGCACTTTCGTCCCCGAAGATAGAACCAAATAGGTCCTGATCTTCATCGGGGTTGTAGGTTGTCGACGAAGAAGTGTCAGCAGGGCCACCGCTTTCTTTCTTGTCGTCTAACTCAACACGGAAGTGCCGTTCCAGCCATTCTTTCTTCGGGGTGAACCCAGACTGAATGAGCAAAGAAACGTCAGGCATCGTCAGAGTTGACTCCTCGATACGGAACTCCCGTGTGAGGGCGGGAGCAGCAACATCGGTTCCAAAGTTTAGGTCAACGATCCACCGAATCAGGGTTTGTGTAAGAGTTTGAGAGATAATCTCAGAAAGCTCCGACGCTTTCACAACTCTAACAATGTTAGCAACTTGAGAAGAAGCACGAGAACCGGCTTCAGCCTGACCTGCCTCGTTCTCTCCGCAAATCAAAACGCTGATTTCTTTGTCGATATAGTCAATCAGATTCTTAAAGACGTCTGGGCTACCGGACGGTGTAACAAACTCCAACTCGTAACCTTCGGGCAAGATCATTGCCGTCTCTTGGCTCAGGTTGGAAAGATGGTCGTACAGGGTGTCAATTTCTTTCGTACTTGCGCTCAGGGGAGCTTTCGCAACGGCTGTTGGTGTGGCGTACCGGTCACCGTAAAGAACGTAGGATTCAATCGCTCTGCGACGGAACTTCACGAGCGGATACAAGATGCGACCTAGCGAGGCACCATAGGGGTCGCCGTTATGTGAGACCCAATAACGATTAACGATGAATTTTCGGTTAGGCAGATCAACACCCTCGAACATTCGGTTGAACGTTAGGCAGCGCATTGTGAACCCTGTTTGAGCTTCTTCCTGCTCCTGAAACACAAAACGACGCTGATCGCGCATGCGAATGTCAAACGGAATCACACCTCTTTTCGTCTTTTTCCACATGACTTCCCCCACGGAGAAACCTGTGATGATTGCTTCAGCTAAACCTTTATAGATATCGTCAAGAGCAATTTCCTCAAGCACTTCGCTTACGAAATCTCTTACGGCAACGTCGCCTGGTTTGTCGCTATACTGCTCGATATACCAGGGACGAGACGTAATTTCTTGAACAAGTTTGGCGAAACAACCTTGAACTTGTTCATCATACAGGAGGCGTTGGTAAACAACTAGGGCACGGTTTCCGCCTTTCTGAATGAGAAGATCGTCGTTTGGGCGGACAATCGTATTCCCCTGCCCTGTGAAGGGGGAGCTGCTTCCGAACATATAAATGCTCGAAAGATTATAAGGGTCAGAAGTATAACGTGCTACTTCTCCCGATGGCACTGGGGCTGTTTTGAATCTCTGAGCCATCCAATCCTCTGGTAGTGCTAGTCCTTATTGATAGTTTTACCCTCAGGGGCCTCAGGCAAGTTCTGCAAGATATGATTTTCTAATTTTTCAATAATCAAGGAGTACTCGTCATATGTGTGCTCACTTGATGTTAGACTCATATAGTGCCGGCAAGCTGAGATTAACCGGTAGAGTTCCTTTTCTTGTAAAAATTGCATCAGTTTGCCAAATTAAACTGCATTGGCGGTTGAGGAATACCGTTCACTGCGTAAACGATATACACCCGGTACACTCCGTCATCCCCCTGGGATATCCAGTCACCATTCACGTTCAGCGAAGATAGGCCAGAAACGTTAGCTGATATGGACGCCTGAAACTCGGAGTTAATCTGACCAGGGTTCATCACATCCAGAATGTTGTCCGCAACACCATAGTTTGCGCGCATTACACGTTCGTAATACCTCGTTTCTACAACGCTGCGAATCTGTTGCGTGATCAACGCATAATCTGTACTTGTTGCTAGATTTCCGTTTTCAATCCGTAGAGGGTACGAGAATCCGCGAATACTCGGCGAAAGGGGCTCAGTTATGCTCATCGATACCTTCGAGAAATTTCAAACTCGAGTCTATTTAACCTTCTTCGAACTTCCTCTGAAGAAAGAGGGCTTTGAATTACTTTGTTGACCTCTTGCCGCATGCTAGTGTGGCTGAGGGATTGATAATATGTAGGATCTACCAGATCCTCTTCTTGCTGTGGGCTCGAAAGAAGGGAGAGGCAAAAGGTTTCCGTAGAAACCCCTTGCGCTCTCGCTTTCAGTTCAAGCTGTAGTAGAAGAGAGTCAGGAATTAGTAACGTTAACTCCTTGTTCATTT